AGGAATAGTCTAGTGATATGGAATCTAGGTTATCCATTTAAATAATATGAATGATATAAAACAAGGCGGAAGTAGTACACCACAAAAACCAAAAGGACATGTAGATTTTAAATCTGCATTTTATTTTCAAACACCTGTGTGGACTGCAGAAGCTCCTATGTTTTTGAAAAATGCAATTAAAGTAACAGATAAATATATAAAGAAAGCAGAAAAAAATTTAAGAGATAAATTAAAAAATGAACCTAAATGGAAGAGAGACATAGGTACGTTTGGCTCGTCTTATCATAGTGAAAGTATGTCTAATGATCCTAAACTAAAAGATTTAGTACAATTTGCAGGACAACGATCTTATGAATTTTTAGATTGGCAAGGTTTTGATTTAAGAAACCACAGCTTACATTTTACAGAATTTTGGGTTCAAGAGTTTAGTGAGAAAGGTGGAGGACATCATTCAACTCACGTGCATTGGAATCAACACGTATCAGGTTTTTATTTTTTAAAGTGTAATGAAAAAACATCTTACCCAATATTTCATGATCCAAGACCTGGTGCTCTAATGACTAAGTTGCCTTTAAAAAATCAAGAACAAATTACAATGGGAACTAATCAAGTGCATTATAAACCAACACCTGGAACTATGATTATATTTCCAGGTTATGTTCCACACGAATATGCAGTAGATGTAGGTTTAGAACCTTTTAGATTTATACATTGGAATGCTAAAGTAGTTGAAACAGCAATATCAAAAGAAAAGAGTGTTAAATGAGTTTTAAAAAAAATAAATATATAGTTATTAGAGAAGCTGTACCAAAAGATCTAGCTGAATTTGTTTACAATTATTTTTTACTTAAAAGAACTGTTGCAAGAACTTTATTTGATCAAAGATATATCTCTCAATTTACAGAGGAATGGGGAACGTGGGCAGAAGGACAAGTTCCAAATACATATTCTCACTATGGAGATATAGCTATGGAAACTTTGCTTATGAGAACTTTACCTATTATGGAAAAGAAAACAGGACTAAAATTATATCCTACTTATTCTTACGCTAGAATTTATAAAACAGGAGATGTATTAAAAAGACATAAAGATAGGTTTAGTTGTGAAATATCTACAACTTTAAATCTAGGAGGTGACCCTTGGCCTATTCATTTAGAGCCAAAGAAAAATGTTGGTATACCTGATGGTAAAAAATTTACAGTTAATAGTAATAATAAAGGCATATCTATTAATTTAAAACCTGGAGATATGTTAGTTTATAGAGGTATGGAGCTAGAACATTGGAGAGAAGAGTTTCAAGGTGATAACTGTGCCCAAGTATTTCTACACTATAACGACCAAAAATCCAAAGACGCGGATAAAAACATAAATGACGGAAGACTTCATTTAGGACTTCCAGCCTGGTTTAAAAAGTGATATAGTCTTTAAATGGGGACAGTGAATCCACCACATACCTCACTGTCTCCTTTTAAGGATTATTTATGAGTTTAGGATTTGACGCAATATCAGCATTACCATTCGCTACATCAGGACCCGATAGTGATGTACAAGTATCCGTAGTTGGTAATGGACTTACTATTACAATCGGTAGTATAGGTATTATTGCTGATTCTGTTGTTCAAGATCCAGATCCAAATCAAGTAACATTAGGTCTTGGAACTTTAACAATTTCGGGTAATGCTAATTTCAGCGTTACAGGAAACGCTACATCTTTAGGTATAGGCTCATTTACAGTAACAGCAGACGCTAATCACACAGTCACTGGAAACGCATTGACGTTAGCAACTGGAAATGTTACAGTAACAGGAACTGCTTTAGTAAATCCTACAGGAAGTGGTTTGACATTAAGTACTAACGACGTAGGTATAATTACGTGGAATGAAATTATACCAGGAGCAAATATGGTTTGGACACCAATAGATCCAAGTTAAAATTATGGCATCAACATATTCATCAGATTTAAAATTAGAATTAGTAGCAACTGGAGAAAAAGCGGGTCTTTGGGGAACTATTACAAATACAAATTTACAAATATTAGAACAAGGTGTTAGTGGATATTTAGACTTAAGTATGGCTAGTGGTAGCGTAACTTTACTTTTATCCGATGGTGCATCTTCAAACGGTAAAAACTTTTATTTAAAATTATCAGGAAATTTATCTACTAATACAACTCTAACAATGCCTTCGGGTTCTGAAAGAGTCTGGGTAATTAGTGATGAAACAAATAGAGGTGCATCTAAATATACGTTAAGTGTAACAACAGCTAGTGGTACAGCAGTACCTGTTCCTAACGCAGCAACTCTTTTATGTGTATCAGATGGAACAAATACAACTACAACAATTATACAAAAAGGATATTACACAATTGATTCATCATCAATAACAGCTTACACAGCTGTGGCAGGTGATCAAATTTTAGCAAATACAACAACTAACCCAATAACAGTTACATTACCCGCTTCACCAGCTACAGGTGATGAGATTTCATTTTTAGATGCAAGAGGAACATTTGCTTCTAACAATTTGATAATTGATAGAAATGGTAAACCTATTAATACAGGAACTTCTAACCTAACCATAAGTACGGCAGGTCAATCTTTTACACTTGTTTATGTAGATGCGACAAGGGGTTGGGCTTATAAAACAAACACAGCATAGGAGCTAACAGATGGCTCTTCAACAAATTAAATTTGCGCCAGGAATAGATCGACAGGATACTTCTGTTGGTGCCGTTGGTCGTTGGACTGATTCTGATTTAGCGCGATTTAGATATGGACTACCAGAAAAAGTAGGTGGTTGGCAATCCCTACTTACAGATACAATTGTTGGTGTAGTAAGAAAAGAATTTGCCTTCGTAGATCTAGATGGAAATAGATATGTTGCATTAGGCACAGATAAATTTTTATTAGTTTATTTTGAAGGCCAATTGTTTGATATTACTCCTTTAAAGACAAGTATCACTGGTGCACAATTATCAACTAATTCAACAACAACTGTTACCATTACAACTTCTGCTGCACATGGAATGAATGTGGGTGATATAGTTTTATTTGATGCTGTAACTTTACCAAGTGGTACAGGATACACAGCTTCAACAGATTTTGAAGATAAAAAATTTCAGGTTATTACAACTCCGAGTCCTACAACTTTTACAATTACAATGGGATCAGCTGCAACCGGTACAGTATCAGCTGGCGGTAGTATAACTTTAAAACCTTATGAACCAGTTGGACCATCAGCACAATCATATGGTTATGGTTTTGGTATTGGAAACTACGGCGGAACAATTACTGGTGTTGTACAAACAGAATTAGATGGATCGTTGAACGCAGACACTGCTGGTACAGGTGGGGCAGGAACTGCTGTTACCGTAGATTCAACTACTGATTTTCCAGCCGCAGGAACTATTGCAATAGCAAACGAATTAATTACATATACATCAAAAAATTCTACACAATTTTTAGGTATTACTAGAGGTACAAACGGAACAGCAACTCCTGGTACATCAAATGGTCAAGCTCACTCAACAAATGCAACAGTTCAAAATGCAACTGATTACACAGGATTTGGTAGTGCTGTTGAAGCATCAACAGTTACATTAGAACCTGGTTTATGGGCATTAAACTCTTTTGGTGAAGTTTTAATAGCAACAATATTAAATGGGAAAACTTTTACATGGGATGCTGGTGTCGCTAGTCCTACAGATAATAGAGCATCAACATCAACTTCTGGATATGAAACAACAAACGCTCCTACTGCAACAAGATTAACTTTAATTTCTCCAACAACAAGACACTTAATTCATTTTGGAACTGAGATAACTATTGGTGATACAACAACACAAGATGATATGTTTATAAGATTCTCTGCAGATGAAAGTATTAATGAGTATACTATTGAAGCAACCAATACAGCTGGCTCACAAAGACTTCAGGACGGAACGCGGATTATTGGTGCATTGGTAGCAAAAGAAAATATTCTAGTATGGACGGACAATGCTTTATACACAATGAAGTTTGTAGGTGCGCCTTTTACATTTGGATTTGAACAAGTAGGTACAAACTGTGGTTTGATTGGACAGAACGCAGCTGTTGAGATAGATGGAGTTGCATACTGGATGTCTAATAATGGTTTTTTTGCATTTGATGGTACAGTTAATTCTTTACCATGTTCTGTAGAAGATTATGTTTATGATGATGTTAACACAACAAAAGGACAACAAGTTTGTGCAGGTATTAATAACTTATTTACAGAAGTTATTTGGTGGTACCCAACAACAAGCTCTACCTATAATGACAGATCTGTTGTTTTCAACTATGGAGCAAAAGCTCCTCCAGGTGAAATGGGTAATTGGTATACAAATACGAATACGAATTTTAAAAGAACAGCTTGGATTGATTCATTAGTCTATCCTAAACCTTATGCGACTGCATACGATAGTTCGGCTACTGGAACATTCCCTGCAATTGTAGGAGAAACAGGACTAGGTCAAAGTGTTTTATTTGAACATGAGATAGGTACAGATCAAATAAATCCTAATGGTAGTACAACAGCTTTACTTTCGTTTATACAATCATACAATTTTGCTTTACAGACAGATCAAGGTATTGGTGAATACTTTTTGGCTATGAGAAGATTCTTCCCTAACTTTAAAGTGTTGACTGGAAATAATCAAGTAACAGTATCTGTTTCAGATTATCCTGCAGAAACGGCTACAGCTAGTACTTTAAGTCCCTTTACAATTACCTCATCAACAACTAAAGTAGATACAAGAGCCAGAGGAAGATACGCTAACGTAAAAATAGAAAACACAGGATCAGGTGAATCTTGGAGATTTGGTACATTCCAAGCTGATCTACAACCAGATGGAAGAAGATAATGACTAAAATAGTAGTAAGATTACCAGAACCTAAAAAAGAATATACAGAAGATAATCAAAGACAAATTAACAGAGCTATTGCTACAGTAGTAGAACAATTGAACTCTACATTTTTAACACAACAAAAAGAAGAGCAAGAACGATTTACTTGGTTAGGATTAGGTTAATGGCAAATATATACAAGAACGAAAAAAAAAGTTTAACAAGTACAGCACTTACAACTTTGTATACTGTACCTTCTAACTCAAGAGCTATTGTTAAATCTTTATTAGTGGCAGAGGATAATGGTGGTGCCGCTGTTGTTAAAGTTACTTTAGTTGATGCAGCTGCAGCTATTTTTGTAGTGGATAATGATGTTAACTTATCTGCTAATCAAAGAGAACAAGTATTGAATGAACCTTTAATTATGGAAGAAAGTGAAATATTAAAAGTACAAGCAAGTAGTGGTCAAGTAGATGTTGTAGTATCACTATTAGAAATAAATAGGGAGGATAGATAATGCCATTTATAGAAACAGAAGCTTCGGTTAGGTATGAGACTATTAATGGTAAAAGAGTACCAGTAATTACACCTAAATGTGAGGTAACTTTGACAAACACAGAAACAGGTCAAGAATATATGTCAGATGCAGAGGCTATGCAGGATGTGCAAAATCCTAATACTAGCACAAAATCTGAACACATCAGAAGAGACGTAAAAGTAACCGTTGAAGACGTACCTTTGGGTACTGCTACTAATATATTCTAGATTGACTGGGAGTAAAAAAACAAGTAAAATGAAAGATACAGCATATATCAAGCGTGGCTGCCTTGCATTTCACTACATTAATTAGAGACACATTATGGGATTTTTTAAAAGAGTATTCAAACCAATTCGTAAAGTAGTAAAGAAAATTATACCTAAAGAGGTAAGACCTTTCTTACCTTACATTGCAGCGGGTTTTGGACCTGCTACTGCAGGATTAACTGGCACAGCTTTTGCAAAAGCTGCAACTCAAAGAGCTTTAATGGCTGCTGCAACATCAGCAGCAACAGATGAGCAAGGTAATCCACTAAGAGCAGGACTATTAGCTATTACACCAGATCTAATTGGAGCGGGTAGTGAAAAACTTGCTGGTGGTGATGGAAGAATTGCAGAATTTTTAAATAAAACTAAAACATTAGAAGGTGGTAAAGAAACAGTATCTTTGGCAGAAACACTAGCATCATCAACTAATCCAGAAACTGCTTGGGGAAAAGCTAAACTTCTAGGTACACAAACATCAGTAGATCAAGCTGCAAAGTTTGCAGAAATTAATCAAGACGAAATAGATAGGTATAACGAAGAATTAAGACAACAAGGTGTATTAAACAAAACTAAAAGAAGAACAGCAATTTATGATATTTATATTAATGCTGGTTACGAACCTGAATATGTAAATAATATGCTAGACAAATATGGATATGCTGAAGGCGGAAGGATTGGGTATGCAAGTGGTGGATATAGAGGTAAAGCAGAAAGAGCTTTGGGTTTAACAACAATGAAAGATTTATTAGAAGGCACTCCTACAGCATCTAAGAAAAAAAAAGATGATGATGATGATGATGATGATGATGATGGAGGATGGAAAAAAAGACGATACGATCTAAATAGTGGTTTAGCAGCTGCAGCAGATGGTGTTGAAAGAGCTTTTGGTAGAAGTTTTGGTAATGAGAAACCTGTACCAATGATGAGATTTGCTAGAGGTGGTGAAGTAGAAGAAGGAATAATGAGTAAAATAGCAGATTCAATGGGAGACGATTATGATTACTTTACAAGAATTAAAATGAGAGAAAATCTTAAACAAGGTGAAACTGTTGAGGATGCAGCAGATTTAGCAGAACAAGAAGCAATAGGTATGGTAAAAGAAAAATATGGTTTTGCTAGAGGTGGTGAAGTAATTGAGGAAACAGAAGATTTAGGTATTATGGATTTTATGAAAGACCAAGGCGTTGAGTATGGTGAACAAGCATCCAATATACAAAACGATGAAATTTTACAAAACTTATATGAAGAGTTTTTAGATTTAGGTTTTTCACCAGAAGATGCAGCTAAAAAAGCAAGAGAAGCTTTTGATGAAATGAGTAGGAAAGAAGGTATCACAGGGACTAGAGTCGCTTCAGGATACAAAAATGATATTGAAGAAATGTATGAACAATATGTTTTTGAAATGGAAGAACAAGGATTACAACCAATGTCTTTTTCAGAATTTGTAGCACAAGCTAGATCTGGAATGGCTAAAGGTGGCAGAGTAGGTTTTAGACGGGGTGGAAGAGGAAGACAAGATCCAATGGGTGGCCACGCACATCAAACAGCTGCTGAAATGAGATCTGCAGCTCCTGATCAATTTGGCGGTGGTATGAATATTAGTCACGGCGGCGGCGGCGGTGGCGGTGGTGGTGGTACTGGCGGCGGTGGAGGAACTACTCCAACAAAAAAAATTATGGCTGACCCTAATTTCAGTTTTGGAGTTAATATTGGAAAAGGTTTAGGCCAAAGAGAATTAGCTACATTCTTTAATAGTTATTATGGTTTACCAGGTAGTGAGATAAGTGAAGAAGCAATAGCCCAAGATTTTAACACTTTAAGTAGAACCGGTCCGGGTCTCGAAGGCATAACAAATATAACCGAAACTGTTACGGATAGAAGTTTTTTAGATAATCTACGAGACCGAGCAAGTAAAACTAAGAGTCTATTAGAGGAATATAAAAATAAGGGCGGAAGAGTAGGTTTTGCAAGTGGTGGTATAGAGATGGACTACTTTGAACTATTTGAAAAAGCTAATCCACAATTTAAAGGTATGGACAGAAGCTCCGACGAATATAGATTTTATTTTGATGATTATTGGGGAGGACTTATTTCGGGAGAAGAACTCCAACGTCAACCTCAAGATCCACACCAAGACCAAGTAATAGAAGAACAAGAAGAATTCTTTCTAGATAAAATGCCAAGACCAAGAAGAAGCCAAGAGCCAATGGCAGTGGCTGGAGGTGGTATAATGAACAGAAATTTATTGAATACAGGCCTGGATAAGGATATGAGAGGTGGAGGATTTATTCCTGAAGGAACAAAAGAAAAAGCAGATGATGTTCCTGCAAGATTAAGTAAAAACGAATTTGTAATGACAGCCGATGCTGTTAGAGCAGCAGGTGGTGGAAGTGTTAACAAAGGGGCAAAAAGAATGTATAATATGATGCATCAACTAGAAGGAAAAGTATAATGGCTGAAACAATAACAAGACAACTCCGTGAACCATTTGTAGAATCAGCTGGTTTAGGTATTACAGAAAAAGGTTTAGGACTTCTTAAAACACCTATTCCTACATCTACATATACAGGTAGAAGTTTTGTACAAGATCAATCAGCATTAGAACAACAAGCAACAACAGCTGCAGCAGGTTTAGATAGTCTAGTTGGATCAGATGCTTACAAACAATTTATGTCACCATACCAACAAGAAGTTATTGATACTTCTCTTGCGGCTATGGATAGAGAACAAGCAAAAGGAATTACATCTATAAGACAAAGAGCAGCCGGAGCAGGAGCTTTTGGTGGGGGTAGAGAAGCAGCAGCTTTGGGTGAGTATCAAGCAACAGCTGACATAGGTAGAGCAGTAGAAGAAGCTAGATTAAGAGAAGCAGGATTTCAACAAGCTCAAGGACAAGCATTAGCACAATTACAAGCTCAACAAGGTTTAGGAACTTACCAACAACAACTGGGTGCTGGTCAAAGACAAATAGAGCAAGCTAAATTAGCAGCGGATCAAGAACAAGCTAGAGAAGCAGCGTTTGCAGATTACACACAATTAGGATTAATTGGTCCACAATTAGCATCAGTTATTGGTGGATTCCCTGCAGCAACACAAGTTCAATCAACACCTCCTCCTAGTGCAACACAACAATTATTAGGATTAGGAATTGGTGCAGCTGGATTAGCAGGCGCGGTGAGAGGATTTAGATAATGAGTAGAATTTTAAGAAGACCAATGTTCAGAGGCGGTAAAGTATCTAGCTACGGTAAAGGTATTGCATCTGGTTTAGGTAAACCAGGTTATGACAATGGTGGCGTTGTGGATATCTATGAACAAATGCAAGAAAAAATTCCGGAGTACAACAGACAAGGTTTATCAACTGGTGATTACTTAAGAATAGCTAGCGCAGGTTTAGATATATTAGGCAGACCCTCAGAAGGTGGGGGTATTAAAGGAACACTTGCTACAGCATCACAACCTCTTGCTAAATTAGGAGCAGATCTTGGAACGTCGATCGACACAAGGGACGCAAAAGGCAGAGAACAAAGAGAAGAATTAGTTAGAACTTTAACAGGAGCTGAAGCAGAGTATCGTGTAGGTTTAGAAAAAGCTAAAGGTGTTGCTGGATTTATAGAAAAGAAAATAAACGAAATGTTTAATCCTGACATTGAAGCAGCAATAGCTGCTGGGGATAAAGAGACTGCTGAGAATTTAAAAAAACAAAGACAAACTTACATAAAAGATTATGTCATAAGAGGTATTGATGATTCAGACTTCCTTGCAATCTTAAGAAACCCAACAGCTCTAGATCAAGCTGAAGGTGATGCAAGACGTATAGTTAAAAATACAATTAACTCAGCTACAGGTCAAAATTGGACAGATGCAGATAAAGGGTTTACAGAACTTAAAAATAAAGAGAAATTTAGAATTTTAAGAGAGACAGCTAAATTTAATGTAGAGATAGAAACAAAAGCGGAAGGTGGTTTAACAGGAACAATGACTGAAGATGTTAATGTTATGGAACAAACACCGGGTGGCATTGCTGATGTAAACATACAAGAAACAGAAACAATGGATCCTAATAATCCTCAACCTATGCAAGTTTCATACGATGAATTAAGAGCAAGATTACCAAAAGAAATTGGTGATGATATTGTAACATTACTCGCTAACAGCTATGAAGCTCTTGCTGATTTTGCTGCGATCTCTACACAAGCAGACGTGGACAATTTCAATGTTAAATACGGAGTCGAATTAGTATTACCACAGGAGGCCTAATATGGCCGATCCATTTAAAGATATAACTTTAAAAGAGTTTGAACAAACTGTAAAAGATATTGATACAAGAAAGAACATAATAGAAACCAATCCTGGTGACAGAGTCAGGGTTGTTAAACCAAAAACAAAAGCAGCCGGCTATATAGAATCATTAAGAGCTGATCCTAAAAACTTGGGTTTTACATTTGCTTTAGATTATGTTAACAAAAAAAGAAAAGAAAGAGGCGAAGATTTAATTTTAGATGAACAACTAGAATCAGATCAAACAACAGCCGGTAGAGAGTTTCAAGCTGCATTAGCAGGAGCAGGTGCAAATATTGTAGGCGGTGCATTAAGTTTATTAACTTTACCTGTTGATTATGCTGCTGATACAAATTTTACACAAAAACTACAAAAAGCTCAAACAGATTTTGTTAGAGATCATGGTAGTCCTAAAACTTTAACTGGTGACATTGTTAGAATAGGAACTCAATATGGTTTACCTAGCACGTTAACATTAAAACTTGTAAATCAAATACCTAAACTATTTAATATTCGTAAAAAATATAATGCGTTAAGAGCATCATTATCTAAAATAGAAAACAAATTTTTAAGAAGATCAGCTAAAACTGTTACAAGTATTGCTAGAAGATCGGGTCAAGGTGGTTTATCTTTAGGTGCAGCGGACTTTATAGTTGCAGAACCTAATAGACCAACCGCACTTTATCAACCTGTAAGTGAAGAGGGTAAAACAGGTAAAGATTTAGCAGTAGCTAAATTTATAAACAAATTAAAATTTGGTGCTGAAGGTGCAACGTTTGGTATAGGATTTGCATTAGCTGGTAAAGCATTACCTATTGGTGCTAAATATGGATTGTATAAGCCTGGAGCTTTTATCTTGGGTATAGGATCAAGAGCTATTGACACCGCAGTGCGTCCCCTAGCATACCTAGGTGCAAGAGTGCCGGGATTAAGACAGATTCCAAAACAAACATTAAGAGGTGCAGACTTTATAGCCGGCTTAGGAACAAAAGTTGTATTACCTGCGTTTGGTGCACCGGCAAAAGCTACATGGAAAGCAACACTACCTGAATTTTCTAAATGGAGAACGTTTTCTGTTGAAAGTGCAAAACCAATAGAGGCAGCGTTAAAAAAATTAGATAATAAATTAGCTTATCTTAGATCATTAGATACTCAAACAGGTGTTCAATATTCTTTAAACACAGCAGCAAGACAAGAAATAAAAAGAGCTGCAAGAAGAACAGAAAAATTATTAGAAAGCATACAAAAAAGATCTTACAGATTAGCTAAATCTTTTGAGGGTAGATACAACAAAGGAGTGCACAACTCACCTGCTAGTCAAGACTATTATTTAGATGGTGTGTTGGAATTTTTAAAAGGACAAAAAACATTAAAAGCTTTACCTAAAGAATTACAGGTTACATCACAAGCTTTAAAAAAAGATATAGATCAAATACGAAAAACATTTGGTGATTTATTACCATCAGGTGATTTAAAAACTGCAGTGTTAAAAAATTTAAAAGGATACATGAGAAAGTCTTTTGCTATATTTGAAAACCCTGGTTACGCAGTAAAAGAAACTTCACCGTTGTTTAAAAAAGCAAAACAATTTGCTCTTAATTTAATTAATGGAAAAGGCGGTGCTGTATTTAGAGTTGAAGCAAGAAAAGTTTATGGTGGTTCGGGTGTATCTCAAGGTAGAGCTAGAGAACTACAAGCCGAAGCTATGGTGAGAGAAGTTTTAAGAAAAGGTAAAATAGATATGTATGATCCTATTCAAAATTTAAACGAAATTGGAAAATACTTAAGAATAAAAAACTTTATAGCAACAGGTGATGAATTACCTACGGTTATTAAAAATTTATTAGGACAAAAAAATAATTTAAAAGCTTCAGTTATGACAACTATGTCTTCAATGGTAACTCAATCAACAAATAAAATGTTGTTTGATAGGTTGGCTAAAGAATTACAAAGAGCTGGTATTTTATTTAAATCAGAAGAAGCTGCTAAAAGAGCGGGGATTGCTGCTCCGAAAATTGTCTCTGGTGCTAAAGGTATTGGTACTATGAAAACATTATTACAATCACAAAGAAATCCTTTGTACGGAGCCTCAGATTTAGTTGACGCTATCACTTCTTCTAAAGGAATATTAGATGGTCTTTTACAAAGTGGTGTTTATAAAAATGCTTTACAATTAAAAGCCGGAGCACAATATGGTAAGACTGTATTGTCTCCAGAAACTCAAGTTAGAAACTTTTATTCTGCTATGATGTTCCCTCTTGCAAGAGGAGTGATTGGTGGAAGAGCTTCAGCGACAGATGCTATTGCAATGGTAGCAGATGATATATGGAATGCAGGAAAAGGAAGTGCTCAAGCTGAATTAAGATTATTAAACAACATAGATGAAGGTATTAAATACGGAGTATTAGATGAAAACATTGTAGCGTCAGAGCTTCAAGCAGTATTAAGAGAAGTAAGAAATGGTAAATTTGCAAGTGTAGAAGGATTAGCTAAATTTTTAGAAAAAAATCCTTTAACAGAAAAAGCAGCAAGAATGTATGCTGGAGGTGATAACGTTTGGAAATGGTTTACTTACAATTGGTATAAGTCTTTTACAAAAGATTTATTTAAAAATGATATACGTAATGCTAGACAATGGTTTAAAGAAATAGCAGGACGAGAATTATTAGATACAACTTTAACTGGACAAAAAGTAGATATTAACGAAGCCATCAGACAAGCAGCTGCTTGGTACACAAGAAATACAATTCCAACTTACAGTAAAGTTCCTAAAGCTATCATAGGTTTAAGAAGAACTCCTTTCGGTAACTTCGTAGCTTTTCCTGCAGAAATGACAAGAACCACTTCAAACAATCTCTTTATATCAATGAAAGAAGCTTCATCAACTAATCCAGAATTAAGAGCAATGGGTCTTCGAGGACTGCTTGGTTTATACACTACTTTAGGTGGACTGAGTATGGGAGTAAAAGGACTGTATAGTCAATTTACAAAATTAAATGAAGAAGACATGGAAGCTTATAGACAATTTTTTGCACCAGACTATCAAAGAAACGATAACATTGTTGCGTTAACTAAAGCAGACAAAGGAAAATTTAAAGCGGTAAGTTTAGGAGACTTTATTCCTCAACATGCTGTAACAGAACCTATTGAAGCTTTCTTTGCAAAGAAAAGAGAAAAAGAAATATTAAAAGAAAACTTAAATTTTGCAGATTATGCTAATATTATTTTTGGAAAGGGAGGTCCTATTAGAACTTTTCTTGAACCTTACATTTCACAGCCTATTGGTTTTCAACCTTTCGCCGAAGTATTTAGCGGAAGAAAAAAAACAGGAGGAAGAATTTGGAGTGATTCAGATAGTGATTGGACAAAGTTTACAAAAAGTCTTAAACATATAGGTGATGTAATTGAGCCAGGTATAATTTCAACAAGTCAAAAAGTTAGGGATGCTATAACAAGACAACCTTCTGCGTATGGAACAATAAAAGAATCTTCTGACGTAGCTATTGGTGCAAGCACAGGACTTAAACCATTCAACGTAGATATTCTATCAAGTTTAGATAACATTATTACAGATTATACTAAAATTAGAAGTGAAGTTTATACGGCTGAAAAGTTTTATACACCGTTAGACATTAGAGCAAGAACTGGAGACGCTTTAGTTGATGAATTTATAGCTGTTCAAAAAGAAGCATTTAGATTACAAAAAGAAGTTTATCAAGCTATTCAAGCAGCTAAAAAATTTGATGTTGATGAGTATGATATCAGACAAAAATTTAAAGAAAGAAAAGGTATAAGTAGTAAAACTATTAACAGTTTAATGAACGGTGAATTTGTACCTGTTAATTTTTCTGAGTCAAGATTTAAAAAGAAAATTAAAAAGATTAGAGATAATGAAACACAATTTGATTATTCATATAATTTATCTGATGATGAGTTATATCCAAAATATGAATTAAAAGATGTTTTATCTAACTTAAAATATAATTCTTTAAGTGAAGACTTCTATTATGATAGAGAAGATTTAAGAAGTGAAGCTCCGACAGAGAATATAGAAGTAGAACAGGTAGCAGAAATACCACAACCAGAAATAAAAACACCACCTTTACCAAAACAACCAACACCAATAGTTCAACAAACCACTGCTGAAGTTATCCCACAAACAGGGTTGACAGTATCAGAAACAGCACTATTATCCCCCGACGAACAAGCAATAAGATTAAAACAAAGAGGAATGGTTTAATGAATATAAAACCTAAAACAACTAGAGAACATATTGTATCTTTATATGGATACATTACCGGATTAAAAAGAAACGTGGCACATTTACATGAAGATGTAGAAAAATTGGGCGGTAAGATAGACAAGTTCTATTGGGTTCTTTTGACTGTTGCGGGAACTGCAGTACTCTTTATGTTGGAAAGGATGATAGGATGAAATTAAGTTCTAACTTTTCTTTAAGAGAGCTTACCAAATCGCAGACCGCGGATCGTAAAGGCATCTCAAATGAACCTACAGAAGAACACGTAGAAAATTTAAAGTTGCTTTGTGAAAATGTACTACAACCTGTTAGAGATAAGTGGGGTGTAGTTAGTGTATCCTCGGGATACAGATCTCCAGACTTATGTGTGGCTATAGGCAGTTCGGTCAATTCGCAACACGCCAAAGGCCAAGCGGCAGACTTCGAATGTCATACCGTAGATAACAATGAATTATTTAACTGGATTGTTGAGAATCTAGAATTTGATCAAGCAATATTAGAATTTTACACAGGAGCTCCCGACAGCGGATGGATCCACGTGTCATATAATGAAGACGGCAATCGTAAACAAACCTTAAGAGCTTTTCGTAACGATGCTGGCAAGACTCAATACGAAGAGATCTAGCGTCATGAAAAACAGTCTTCTGGTGCATAAGCACTTAATTATTCGCGCCGAAGCTAGTCGACCACCGACAGACGAAGAACAATTACAAAACTGGATGAGAGAATTTATAGAGTCTATAAATATGAAAGTATTTATGGGTCCTTATGTAAAGTATTGTAATATGCCAGGGAACAGAGGCATCACTGCAGTAGCTATTATAGAAACTTCACACATTGCTATGCACATTTGGGATGAGCCTAAGCCTGCTCTATTACAAATGGATGTTTATTCTTGTGGGGACTTTAACCATACAGAGATCTGTAAAAAAATTATGGATGATTTTGATATTCATAAAATCGAATATAAATATTTGAACCGCGAGACTGGTTTACAAGACCTATAAAGCTATTTCTAATTTTCGAGAAAAATTAGCTCGTCCTAGAAAATCCCATTTATTAATCTCTAGTCAAAGTTGGCAGCCACAGATATTCTTTTAACATTTTTACTTTTAAACGGATACACAAAGTGTGTAACAAATGCAGGAAATATAAACATATCTCCTTCTTTAGGAAAGATAGTATGAACATTAAGATTATCCCTTAATTGAGCTTCTCCATAACGAAATTCTATACAGCCGGGTCCTTCGCTGGTGCCTTCATGTTTGTCACATTCTTTTTTTAATTCTTTAGGAATATGCACAAATAATACAGAAGAAAATCTACAATTGGTATGAATGTGAGGAGGATTAAAATCCCCTGCTTTCATATAATTAACCCACGCTACTTTAGTTTTTATAGATTTTAATTCTCTGTTATAATACATTTTATAACAACCTTTAAAACTTTCTAGTTGAGGACCTAGAATAGTGTCATACATCCTAGGATCTACAATATATTCATCTTTTATATGACCTGCTAAATTTTTACGATGACTTATTTTTTTGTTACAAATTTGTTTTATATTCTTAAGTTGTTGTGGTGTAACACATGTTTTACCTATTAAAGGTCCAAAATATGGAAAAGTAAAATTTGGTGACGTTGGAATAAATTTGCTCATCTAGGTTCTTCTCCTCCACAAACATATCCTATAACTTTCTTACCTTTATAGGTGTGATAATAATGATTACTCATAAAGGTTTTCTTTTTCTTTTCAACAGTAGTAATATTAGAATGAAACCAACTACTACAACTAGTTTGTATTTCAAAACTATCTAATTTTATATCTCCTCCAAACGTGAGATAAAGTAATGTTATCATTATAGGTTTCATTCTTGATCATCATGCCAGCGTTCGTTTATTTTACTAGCCATCCAGAAAGCAACAGGCACACATACAAGAAATGTGTATTCAGCGGCTCTTAAAACACTAACATCCCAAAGGTTCATTATAATATGATGAAGTAAAATAGGAGCAAAGGCTCCAACGCATAATAGTATAGCCATTCTTATATAGTAGGGGTATTTCATATCCAGTCTTGAACTGTATCACCCATAACTTCAGATGCAATATTAATTTTTTTCCTTAAAGCTTTAATAATCTTCTCATCCACAGTTTTTTCTGCTATGAGATCCACATATGTTACTGGCTTATGCTGACCTATTCTGTGTGCTCTATCTTCTGATTGTAATCTTTTTTCTAGATCATAACTATTAGAATAATAAATCACATTACTAGCTGCTGTAAGAGTAATACCATATCCTCCAGTTTGAGTATTACCTACAAAATATCTAACTTTTGATTTAGGATCTTGAAAATTTTTAATAGCTTTTTGCCTGTCTTCCGTAGATACTTCTCCATAATATTGAGCAACACATCCTTCTTCATATTCATCTTCTAAAGCATTCGTTATTTCTTTTATATCGTGAACATAATTAGCCCAAATAATAACTTTACCTTCCATCTCATCAATAACATCTATTAATTCTTCAATTCTAGAATGTTTAAAATTAGTAATAACACCGTCATCAGATTTTAAATGACCGCATGTAATCTGATGTAAACGCATAAGTTGCGTTAATACATGAGGAGCTGTAGCCATCTTACCTTTTAGTTGAGCGAGGGCCGCTGATTTCATAGTAGCATAGGCTTCTTTCTGTTCTTTGGTTAGCTCAACAATTCTGTTCATAAATATTTTCTTAGGTAAATCTAAACAATCTTTTTTCTGCACTCTGTATGAAAACTCTTTTAATATCTCTTCTAACTCATCTAGTCTTTGATAAGATCCTACGATTTGTACTCTTCTCCCACCAAAATTTCTATCTACCATTACAGCATATCTGTTTCGAAATGTGTAATAAGACACATGTCCTAGTAGATCTTCATCTAAAAAAGCACATTGACTATATAAATCTAGGGGTGATTTAGTTACTGGTGAACCTGTAAGTATTCTTCTGTACTTTGCGTGTTTGCCAAGCAACAATATATTTTTAGTTCTTTTAGCGTTTGGATTTTTAATGGTTGTAGATTCATCCACAGTCATAAGAGTTTTATGAGTTCTTAAAAATTTATAGGCAAACTCTACACCTTTTTTTGTACTAAATGCTTCAACATTCATAATAAGAATATGAAGATCTAGATCAGTTTCAAATAATTGTTGATACTCTTTCTCTTTAGTTTTAGATGTTGTCGCAGTCCATAAGACCATTTTGGGTTTTATGTGATCAACTAAATGGTTTGGTATTTCTTGAGACAACCAGTTGGTGTAAACACCTTTTGGCGCTATGATTAAAGCGCCATTTATTTTACCTTTATCATAAAGCATAGACATATTGTCTACTAACACTTTAGATTTTCCAGTACCCATCTCCATAAAATAGCCATATTCTTTTTTATCCCATGACTTTTCTAACGCAGTAAGCTGATGCTCATATGGTTTCGTTTTAAATTTATAATTCATATTCTTTCTACTTGACAATGATATAAGTACTACTATATAAGATGTCAAGAGAATAATAGAATGAAGAATAAAATTTTTGAATTATATAAACCAAATTCTTTAAGAGAGTTTTTAGACTTTAAAAAAAACAATCCTGAAGAGAAATTTGTGTATGTACTGCAGCATCCACCTGCAAATATAAACATATTAGGTGCGTCTGATTTTGGTTATCTTGTAATTTGTTTGCCTAACTATGGCCCAGATTCACAGATAATATTCTCATCAAGTCCTTTTGTTTTTAAAATGCAAAAAAACTTAAGAGACTTTAGAGAACAAGACTATGTATTGTTAACAGGAGATCCTGCTATTATAGGAATATCTTGTGCAATCGTTTGTGATAAAACAAACGGTAAATTTAACCTTCTCAAATGGGATCGAAGAGAAGCTAAATACTATCCAATAAATTTCGATCTCTATCAGAAAGGATAACAATGAGTACTAAAATAAAAACATTTACAGGCAGTGGTACATTTGACGTAAGAAGTGAAATGTTAAAAGACACGTCTGATATGTTAGACAACGTAGAAGTAACAGACATTGCTCAACAATGTGTGTTGTTAAAAGAGAAAGAAGATCAAATAGCAGAATTAGAAGATAAGCTAAAAGCCAAGAAGGCAGAGGCTGATGATATTAGTTCTAGAGTTATACCAGAGCTTCTTCAAGAGCAGGGATTACAAGAAATTAAACTAGCAGATGGTAGTAAAGTATCTGTTAAAAAAGAATTTAGGGCTACTCTTCCTAGAGATGATTTAAGAAGAGAAAGTGCCTATCAATGGCTTCGAGACCAGGGGTTAGGTGATATTATTAAAAACAATGTCACAGTAAGTTTTGGTAAAGGAGAAGATAACAAGGCGAATCAAATGATGGACCTTGCGGTTGCTAATGGGTTTACGCCACAACAGAAATCTGATGTAGCGTGGAATACATTGACAGCCCTATATGAGGAGCGTGTCAAGGCCGGCCTTGACATGCCTTCTGATGTTTTTAGTCTATGGATTAAAGACAAAACAAAAATCAGCCGGAAAAAATAAATGGAGGATGTATAATGGCTAATGAAATAAAAGCTAAACAAAACGGATCGGTTTCGTTATTCGGAGACGATCTCTCTAAAGGTTTTGAAAACATGACGCAAGAAGATATGGCGTTACCGTTTATCAGAATCTTAGGACAACTATCGCCACAGGTGACTGATGGTGATGCAAAGTTTGTAGAAGGTGCCAAAGCTGGTATGATCTACAATACTGTTACCAACGACTTGTTCGATGGTAAGAAAGGTATCAAGGTTATTCCTTGTTACTACAAAAAAGACTATCCGGAATGGTCTGATAGAGGTGATGGTCCAGGTGCTCCTGTGGCTACACACTCACCAGGAAGTCCGGTGATTCAAACAGGTAAAAGAGATGGCTCTAAAATTAGATTACCAAACGGTAACTACATAGAAGAGACAGCTTACTACTATGTTATGATAGAAAACAAACAAGGAGGATACAGTCCTGCTTTAATTACTATGAAATCAACACAGTTGAGCGTCAGTAAAAAATGGAATTCAATGATGAAATCTGTTCAAATTGACGATGGTAAAGGCGGATTCGCTGTACCACCTATGCATGGGGTAGTCTACAATCTTCAATCAAATCTACAAAAGAACGATAAAGGTTCTTGGTATGGTTGGGTTGTAAACATGGACAGAATTATGGGACAACAAGATAAGACTTTGTATTTAAATGCAAAGGACTTTTCAGGTAACGTCTCAAAAGGAAACGTGCGAACAAAAGCAGATGTGGAAGAGACATCTCAAACTAAAACTCCGTTTTAGTTTTAGTGAAGGGGAATCGAGAGGTTCCCCTTTACAAATTAATTAGAAATGATAATGAAGACAGAAAAATTTAAAAATATATTTGAAGGATTAAAAATAGCTTATGGTCAATACCAAAAAGGCGAAAGAAATGGAAATGGTAAACAACAAGGTAAGGCATTCATTGTTCGAAAGAATGTTAGCGATGATTTGTGGGAGAACCATTTACAGGGAAAAGGTGCGGCTCTCGGGATCATCCCTATACGGGAAGATTCTACGTGTAGGTGGGGGTGTATTGATATTGATGAATATAATTTTGATCATCGCAAGCTCATACAAAGCATTCGAACTCTTCACCTCCCATTAATAGTCTGCCGTTCTAAATCAGGCGGAGCACACGTATTTTTATTTACAAAAGAATTTATATCTGCATCTCTTATGCAGAGAACACTCAAAAAATTTGCAAAAGTTTTAGGTTATGAAGGATCAGAGATTTTTCCTAAACAAACAGAAATACTTGTGGAACGTGGGGACACAGGTAATTTCTTAAACTTACCCTACTATAATGGAACGAAAGGATTACGTTATGCTATCAACGATAATGGCTCCAGTTGTACACTTGAGGAATTTTATCAGCTCTATGATGTTCACAGCTGCAGTAAAGAAGAAGTTGAAAAGATTAAAGTTGAAGAAACAAAGATAGAAGAAGCATTTCCTGCTGGACCTCCTTGTCTAAACAAGTTGGCATCAACTGGTTTTGGTGAGGGGTCAAGGAATAACGCATTATTTAATATTGCAGTTTACTATAAACAAGCACACCCAGACAGTTGGGAAGATAAGATTGTAGAGGCTAATTTAAAATATATGGAACCGAAGCTAAGTAATAGTGAGGTTCAACAATTAATTAAATCAGTTAATCGTAAAGGTTATGACAAGTATAGATGTAAAGACGCACCTATTAACTCTGTCTGTCAATCTGGTTTGTGTAGAACAAAACGTTTTGGTGTAGGATATGGTGAAGAAGAAATGCCTGTGTTAGGTAATCTTACCAAATATAAATCCACTCCACCTCAATGGTTTTTAGATGTAAGTGGAACGCGGATCGAATTAAAATCAGAACAATTATATAGTCCACCTTTATTTGCACTAGCGTGTTTAGATCAAGCAAACCTAGTGGTGCCAGTACCAAAAGCAAAAGATTGGAAACAATATTTTTTAAAACCAATGATGCAAAATTTACAAGAAGTAGATCCATTAGAATCTTTAGATCCAATGAATCAAATTACAGGTTTACTGCAAGACTGGACTACCAATAGACAATCAGCAAGAATTATAGACGACATATTTAATAAATTACCTTTTACCGAAGACGGTTTTACATACTTTAGAATGGATGATTTTTTTGCATTTTGCAAAAAGAATAATTGGGATCAAGATAAAACGAAAACAGGAAATCTTATAAAAAGATTAGAAGATGTTTTTATTGATGAGGTCAGATTACCAATTAAAAAACAATACCCAAGACTAATCAAAATTAAAACAATGAAGAAAGTAGAGACAAGTATCTCAAAAGTTGAATACCATAAGGAGGCATTTTAATGAACAAGTTAGGAATCAATTGGAAGTTAAGATACGATTTAGAGAGAGGAAGAAATGAGTTATTAGAAACAAGAATAGATATATTAATAAGGAGATTAAGGAAATATGAAAACCATAATATTAGGTCCACCCGGAACAGGAAAGACAACAACGTTATTAAATTTAGTCGATCAGTTCATACAACAAGGGATTAGGCCAAAACAGATCGGATACTTTTCTTTTACTAGAAAAGCAGCAAGAGAAGCCGCAACAAGAGCAGCTGAAAAGTTTGGTCTTGACGCAGAAAAAGATTTAGAAAACTTTAGAACACTACATTCTTATGCCTTTAGTCGTTTAGCCATGACAAAGGAAAAAATGATGACAGGTGATGACTATAAAGAGTTTGGTAAACTTGTAGGCATTCCTATTAAAACAGGTAAACATTCAGAAGAAGATGGCACATTTAATTCAGACAATGAATACTTAACCATAATGAATACAGCTAGAGTTAAACGTATGGACTTACTAGAGTATTATGATTCAAGACAAAACATATTAGACATCGAAAGAGACACCCTCTACTTGTTATCAGAAGAATTAAAAAGATACAAAAAAGAAAAAGGATTAAAAGATTTTACAGACTTACTAGAAGATTTTATTGCACAAGAAACTAAACAAAGTTTTGAAGCTTTATTTATAGATGAAGCACAAGATTTATCTTTGATACAATGGGAGATGGTTAGATCTATGTGGGCTAATGCAAAGAAAACATATATAGCAGGCGATGATGACCAAGCAATATTTAAATGGGCAGGAGCCGATGTAGATCATTTCATAGCTCTTAAAGAAGAAGTCAATGATATCAAAGTGTTAGATCAATCATATAGAATACCAGGTGGACCTATTCATGAACTCTCACAAAAAATAATTAGTAAAGTTCAGAACAGATTT